CGTTGTCGGCACGCCTTTTGTCACCGCTGCCAGTGCTTATGGCAACTTTGGATTCTTATCCAATACGCTTGTATGGAACCCGCCGAGCATCGCTAACAACGCAAGTTCTGCCACGACCCTATCGGTCCCCGGCGCAGCTCTTGGCGATACCGTGAATGTATCCTTCAGCATTGCCTTGGGCGGTCTTTCATTGACTGCACAGGTGAGCGCGGCTGACACTGTGGAAGTCCGCTTAACGAACAATACCGGCGCACCTGTTGACCTTGGCTCTGGCACGATCCGCGCTCAAGTGTTCAAGGGCGTATTCTGATCTATTGAGGTGACATAATATGGCCCTGACAAAAGTAACATATTCGCTGATTGACGGAGCGCCTGCCAACGTGCGCGACTTTGGGGCGACCGGTGACGGCGCCACCAACGACACCGCGGCGATCCAAGCAGCCTTTAACAGCGGCGCAAAGCAAGTCGTTTTTCCGGCTGGCACCTATCTCTGCACGTCAGGCTTGACCGTTCCGAACTGGCTGCACGTCACGGGCGAAGGTTATGCACCGACCATCGCTACAGGAACAGGCGCTGTCGTTCTGCGCTTCACCGGCACAAGCGGTAACTTCCTGACCTGCGGCTTCAACCCAGTTTTTGAGAATATCGTGTTCTGGAATAGCGGTGGCACGTATAACGACGTTACCGATACGTTGTCGGGAACCACGGCTGTCGGCATCAAACTGACCGATAACGTCACGCTGAACTTTTGCAGTTTCTCGACATGGTTTGACTGCATCCGCTTCGGCACATCATCCTATTACGTCAAGACTTATGGCGTTGAGTTTAACCGCTGCACCAACGGCTACCGCGTCGATGGAACAGCGCCTTATGACGTTGATATTCATTCTCCGATTAGCCGCAAGACAACCAACTTCTTTGTCGGTCAGACTGCTAACCCCGCACGCAACATCAAAATCTTTGGCGGCTCCATCGAAGGCTATTCGAGCATTGCTTCGGCGTTTCTGGATCTGTCGTCGTTCGGTGTTTATTATGAGACGGTTGCAACCCGCGCTGGTGCGTTCGCTATCGACCCCGGCGTCAACGGCGCATCGGTCACGCTGTCGGGCAATCTGATCTACCTGAATTATACCGCCCGGTTCGTAAACATGTCGGGTCTGACTGACTGTTCGCTGACCAGTTCTGGCAACCAGCTTGACGGCGTAGCACCTTCGGCAGCAGTTGTTTACTATCTCCCCAACACAGGCGCTGTAAGCCTCACTGGCGACAAGTTCGGCACAGGACACCCCAACAACGCGGTCTATGTCGATAGCTTCGCCAGTGCGGCTAAGTTCAACGGTATCGTGTTTCCCAAATTGCCCAGCGGCAATACCCAGTTTGCTTATAGCGGTATGACTGTTGTTGGCCCGACTGGCTATGTTGCTTTGGGCCGCACCACAGCCCCGACAAGCCCTGCCACAGGCATGACCGTGCTTGCAGACGGTGTTAACTGGGATCCGCTATCTCTTGCTGCTGGACGGCCTTACTGGACGATCTGGCAGGGCGACCGCTGGCGGAATCCAGGCGGCTAATCAGAAACTATAATTTTGAACTAAACAGGTGATTGCCGTGAATGACGCGAATGTTTTAACTGTCAAAATCGACATGCTGCATAGTGATGTATCCGATATGAAAACTGCTCTAAACGAATTGTCGAAGGCAATCACCAAGCTGGCTCTTGTTGAAGAACGCCAAGCCAAGACGGCTGACGCATTGGAGCGTGCATTCAAAGCTATCAGCAAGATCGAAGATCGCTTGTCCGCATTGGAGATTGCAGCGCCCAAGACGAAAGAGACCAACGCTTGGGTAGATAGATTCATCCTTGGTATGGTGATGGTCGTTATGGGCTTCGCAGGGACGAAATTGGGGATGTTATGAGCATAACATTAGGTTCGCGTTCACTATCCCGCTTAGAGGGCGTGCATCCCGATCTGGTACGCGTTGTGAAGCGTGCTGCTGCATCATCGGATCTTGACTTCACCGTCCTGGAGGGACTGCGGACACAAGCCCGGCAGCAACAGCTATTCAAGCAGGGTGCGACCAAGACGCTCAACTCACGGCATATAACAGGACACGCTGTCGATCTTGCACCCATGATCGATGGTAAGGTATCTTGGGACTGGCCGCTTTACCATCGGTTAGCCAAGATCGTGAAGGCTGCTGCGGCGGCTGAAAACGTCCCTCTGCAATGGGGGGGCGATTGGCGAACTTTCAAGGACGGCCCACATTGGGAACTTCCTTGGAAGCAATATCCGAAAGGAAAGTAATATGTCTTTTTCACATTGGCTTTTGAGCCGCTTAAAAGAACCCAGTACTTATGCAGGCTTGTCCGCATTAGCGTTGACGCTTGGCCTGTCTGGCGAACAGTGGGCGGCTATCTCCACGGCAGTCGCTGGTCTGGCAGGTCTAGCCGCTGTGTTCCTTTCAGAGAAAAAATCTGATATAGAATAATCATTGCACGGGGGCGGCCTCTCACTGATGCACACTGCCCCCGTCTTCATATCAAAAATCTCCCGTTTTCTTTATACGTTGTCGGGATGTGTAAAGGTTTCGCCCGCTTCTTGTAATATTATGCGGGCTTCGTTCCAGTGTTCCCAAGCATCACCTTTCGCACCGTAGGGCCATGAACCCTTAAGCGCCGCATCATAATGCATTACCGCCAGTCTTAGGGCTTCGTTTTGCTCAATGGCTCGGCAGAGGGCGCGAGTGCATGGTGTTTGGTTGGGGTCGAATGTTGTCCACCCTCCGTACACCTCTTGATCTGCACATTCATTCAGCAGCGCGAGGGCTTTCTTTTCAATCTTAGTCACGAAAAATCTCCCTGATTGACCATGTCATCCAAGCAAGAGCGACCATAGCGAGCACCCACGCCACGATGACGACAGGAATAAAAAGAAGCAGCCAAATGCCAGTCATTGTCCTGTCTCCACGATCTTAAGGCCGCGCTTGGCTAGTGCTTCGCGGAGAACCTTGGCGTCATGGTAATAGCCAGGGCCGGGCTTTGTCACTCCTTCCCAATCTGCCAGAGCGAAAGCCAGAGGATCGACGGGCGGCTTGGGGATGATGAAGCGGCGCAGACGAACATCAGCGGATTGATAAAACACACTGCCGGACAGTAAGTCCTTAACCGCGTCACTCACCTCCTGCTTGTAGGCTTCGTGTTGCTCGATGGCGCGGAGCAATGCCCGGGCGAACGCATCGCTATTTTTCGGAACTTCAACAGCCTTTTTGAGGACACCCCATTCAACTAGCACCTCATTCACCAGCGCAAGGGCTTTCTTTTCAATCTCGTTCATCGCTATTCTCCTGCACAAAATCGCCGCCACGCTCTTTTGATATCAAAGCCCCCGCCGCCGTTCGATGTATCGCAGCAAAAATGTCTGCGAGAGGGCCTGTGTCGCCAGTCTCTTCGATGCCGATTGCCGCGAGCATTTGGCAGTGCCAAAGACTATCCCGCTCTGTGGGAACCCCTGCTGCGATGTCAAAGCCTTGTTCTTGTTTTGCCAAGCGCAGCCAATAGTCTTTATCGGTCGGTAGTGGCATCGCTATTCTCCTTCCCATAGTTTGCGGGACGCGGCGGAATGTCATCCGGCGTTGCAAAGCCAAACATAGGCAGGAAGAAAAACGCACGGCCATCACGCTTGAATATTTCAGCGCCTTGTATTTCCCCTGCGGCAGCCCCTGCGGCAAGCCATGCGGCAGCCCCTGCGGCATCCCATGCGGCAGCCCATGCGGCATCCCCTGCGGCAGCCCATGCGGCAGCCCATGCGGCAGCCCCTGCGGCATCCCCTGCGGCATCCCATGCGGCATCCCTTGCGGCAGCCCATGCGGCAGCCCCTGCGGCAAGCCATGCGGCATCCCTTGCGGCAGCCCATGCGGCATCCCTTGCGGCAGCCCCTGCGGCAAGCCATGCGGCAATTACTTTTAACCAATCACTATTCGTCATGCTGTCCGTGTGCCACCAGAAATCCAGCAACTTGCTCCACTGATCTCCAATGACCTTGCTAGGGTCAGTGAGGACAATAGCCGGTGCGCCGTCGAGGTTATCATTAGTGTTACGTAACAAGATGGCGTGAGCGCGGCTGATATTTAATAACGCGGCAGTCTCTTTGTCGGCGTTGGCCTGTTCAGTATCTTTAAGCATTTGCGCGTCCCATCCACCTACAACGTGCAGGACTTGACCTTGGGCGCACATGCAGGACAAGTTACCATCCTCATAGCTATCTATGTCGATAAGACGGCCTTTATACGGCTTACCCTCGTCGGTGTTCCAACGGGCAATTAGTTCTTCTATTTTCATCGTTCTGTCTCCTGTAGTGCTTTCAAATCAGATATGCCGCTTTCCAATCAACGATGTAATCCGACGCAATAAGCTGGGATTGTTGTCCATCGGAATGATCGGCCCAGGAACACGCTGCGTGCGCTGATAGCCTGAACGCCTTTCCCAATTATTTGACCCTCTCGTCTCAAACCTTATGCTCATTGTCCAACTCCTTGACGGCCTTGATCAACATCATGCGTGCTTGCGCTGAGATGGAGCGATGCTCCGCTTTGGCGATCTGCTCGATCTTGTCTCGAAGGTCGCTGTCAACGCGAACGGTCATATATTCTTTGGGTGGCATCATTCTCTCCTGTTAAAAATTCCAAGGCTTTGCGCCCATGCTTTCGGCAACCTTGCGTGCCTCGCGCTTGCCCATAACGGACATGGTTTCAATCCATTCGCGGTCGCCATTGGTCAGGCGCACCACATCAAGCGTATCCAGCTTGTTCTTGCCACCTTTGGTGAAATATGCTGCGATCATTTCAGACCTCCTTCGCTTTGCGATTCAACCCATGCGATATATTCTTCTGTGTCCATGCACTCAGTCGGGTCGATCAAATCATCCGCAGGCTGCCAGCTATAATCATGCATTTTGGTAACTCCTTTGTGTTTTGATGCAGCATCATTCCCACAAATCCCCACATAGGTCAAGCGCAAAAGTATACCTTTTTACATTATGTCGGAAATTGTTCTCTGCGACTTATCCGACCAGCGCACGCCATGCTTCGCACCATAGGCGAACAGCAATTCAATCAGCGCGGTAAACTGTGACTTCGACAGCGTGCTGGATCGCTGGCCCACTGGAAACATTCCCGACCCTTCAAGTTCAGGCAAGAATCGCATTTCTTGGCCCAGAGCGTGCAGGAAGCGTAATTTCATATCATCGGCTGAGTATGTGGCAGTCTCTGCGACTTGTGCCTGTATGTCGGCTATAAGCGGCCACATGAGCCTATTCTGCTCTTGGGTGCGGGTTTCCTCCCCGATAGCGACCACATAGCCTTGTGGGGCTTTATAGATAAGATCGGTAGCCCTATCCCTATGCGCTTTGGAAGCCAGCTTGATCGTGCGCTTATCCATCACGCGCCCTTTCCAGATCAACCCGCTTCGGTGATGCTTTCACAAACGCCCGTGCAAGTTCCTTCATGTCGATGCCGTGCTTTGCCTCGAATGACCTTTCTCCGATTCTGTGCTGTTCAGAGTGGCAATCGCGGCAAAGACTAATCGTCCAATAGTCCCCAGGCTTAAGCCCCATCCCCCCGTTCGTTCCTATTCTGACGTGAGCGACCTCGATATGATCGTATGAGTGACACGCACAGCAGGCATGGGAGCGAACGAACCGACAATGCGCTGGCGATACGAACCGCTTGGCACGCTTTTCGGGTTGGGGGCGACGGGGTGGCAGCATCAGAACGGCACGTCGTCGTTGAGCCAATCTTCGGAGGCTGGCACTTCTTGCGGCGCTGCACCACCTGACCGGCTTTGCGGATCTACAGTCTGGGCATTGATCTGAAGATAGGTCTTGCCGTTATGCTCGCGGGTTGACAGTTCGCCCACAACGGTGATCTTCGTT